TGAAAGTCTCTATCAGCTAATTGTGCATGTTGTGGATCTGATCTTAACATATATGTATAGTATTTAGCTCTATCTACTATCAAAGTTCTAAATCTGTCAGGTAAACTCATATTATCACCATGAGCAGATAAATCTGTGTGTGTTGTATAATAATCATAACTTGCAACATATTCATTTGTATTTGGTCTTGGGCTTACACCAAATGCAGAATGATCTGGTAAAATATAAACTCTTAATGGTACAGAATAATTACCTTGGTTATTTGTATCATCAGTTGGTTTATGATTTTGTAAATAACTATCATATGTTATATATGCTAGTTTTCTAGTTGCAATATCACTTCTAGATATTCTAACATAGTCAACATCTAATTGAACACCAGATGCTTCTAAGTAAATAAAAGAAGTTTGTGCTGTTGCAGTAAATGTTGTTTGTAATATATCACCTTCTCTAAAATTAGTTACATCTTGCGTTGTATTTAAATTTTGTGTTCCACCTGCTGATGTTCCAACTCTTACAATTAATGCAGTGCTAGAACTATTTGGACTTAAAACTCTAACTTGTAATCTATAAGTTTTATTTACTGTAGTATTAATAGCTTGATAAGCTGCTGCACTATTTAAATTTAATCTACCATTACCACTTGATGTATGTGATGGTGATCCATCTCCAGTTGTCCAGCTATTTATATTAGATGTAAACTCACCATTAGTTACTAATTCTTTTGGTCTTAATGAAAATGAATCCATATCTGCTTTTCTAAAATCAGCAGGGAATGTATATTCATTAGTTCCTATAGTTAAATCTTGTGTAGTTCTAGAGTATAATAAAGGTATCTCACCTGTTTCATTATAAATATCATGAATACCTTTATTAATAAAATCTTTTACTGCAGTTTGTATACCTCTACTTGAACTAAACGTACTAGAGGTTAACTCTGTTTCGTTTAATTCTCTAAGTACACTATTTGTCAGCGTTAGGTATGTTGTTGCCATTCTGTAGTAACTCTATTATTTTATCAAGTTTTTGTTCTTGATTGTTAATTCTATTTTCTAAATTACTCATCCTTACTTTAACTGGGTCCATAACAACTCTTTGACCTGTGCTTGCTTTAGTTTTTTTTCTTAAATCATGTATAGCCATTTTATTTATTCTCCTAATTTGTAAGGGGTAATATGATAAGGGGGACATATAGCCCCCCTTAAAATTATACAGTATTATACTGCTGTATCGTGTTGTGCGTCTGTGTTTCTATCAGTTTCATCAATACCTGAAACATCACATAGAATAGCAAAAACACGGATTTTACCTGCCGTTGAATCTGCTCCAGCCATTAACGCATCAATTGTATCTGCTACTTTTGTAGTCAATACAGGTGCTGCATCAGCAACGTCTCTTGGTGCATAAGTTGCACCAGTAGCATCGTAAGCATCAACGAAAGCATCTGGATCTGAGAATCCAGCTGAACTTCCAGTGATACCAAGATCAATAACTACAGAGCTTGAACATGCTGTTAGTACCTCTAGTCCTGCGTGTAATACTACACTTTCTGCAGGAACATCAAGACATCTAATAACATCGTTTTGAGCTGTACCTGAATCTCCGTTAATTGCAGAGATATCAATTGTGTTTTCTATCATATAAGGTGTTCTGCCATTAGCAGAATGTCCAGTAGTCCCACCAGCACCTGTTACATCATAAGTTGCCATAGTTCTCTATTATCCTCCTAATTAACCTATTGTTATTACGCCTCTTTGGACTGCTTCACTTCTAAGGATTTTTCTTCCAAATACGTGTAGTCCTCTGACAACGTCTGCGAATGAATCAGGGTCTCTGATTAATTCTGTTTTTGCGATATGGTTGACAGTCGCAACTCCTGACATATGTCCATATAAGAACACATGCT